TTCAACAGATACTAATGGTAACATTCTTTTAACTCCGAATGGTACTGGTAAGACTGTTGTTACTAATCTACACATTGGTGACACATCAACATCTATTGCTGAATTTATCTATGATACAGTTGGTGGTGCAGTAACTGGCACTGCGAACCAAATTAGCGTTACCAACTCTGATGGTGGTAATACTTCTACCATTGCTCTTATTAACACTGCAGTTACTGCAGGTAGCTATGGTTCTGCCACTGCTATTCCAGTATTTACTGTTGACGCACAGGGTCGTTTGACTGCAGCTTCTACAGCTTCTATTACTACTTCTCTTGGCATTGCTGGCGACACTGGTACTGATACCATTGCTCTTGCCACTGATACTATTACTTTTGCAGGTGGTACTGGTCTTACTTCTACAGTAAACTCTGGCACTAACACAGTAACTTTTGATATTGATTCTACTGTTGCCACATTACTTGGTACTCAGACTCTTACCAATAAGACTTTAACTCTACCAACTATCGGTGGAACAGGTGCTGCATTTAGTGGTTCTACTTCTGGTACAACTACTGTTGTTGCAACTGCTGCAGCTGGTACAACCACTTTAACTTTACCTGCAGCAACTGATACATTGGTTGGTAAAGCAACTACTGATACTCTTACCAATAAGACTATCTCTGGTGCGAGCAATACTCTTTCAAACATTGCTAATGCATCACTTACAAATAGTTCTGTTACAATTAACGGCACTTCAGTTTCTCTTGGTGGTACTGCCACTGTTACTGCTGCAGCTGGTACATTAACTGGATCAACTCTTGCTTCTGGTGTTACTGCTTCTAGTTTAACCAGTGTTGGAACTATTGCCACTGGTGTTTGGGAAGCTACTGATATTGGTGTCGCACATGGTGGTACTGGAACTTCTACTGGTTCTATCACTGGTACAGGCGCACTAACTTTCACTGCTGGTGGTTCAAATACTAACGTAAACCTAGTTCCAAACGGCACTGGTATTGTTGATGTTGGTGGCAAGCGTGTTGGTAATGCTGCAAACCCTACTCAGTCTAGCGATCTTACCACTAAAGCATATGTTGACTCAATGTCAAATGGTCTTGATGTTAAAGCATCTGTCCGTGCTGCAACTACTGCAAACATTACTTTAAGTAATACACAAACAGTTGATGGAGTTGCTCTTTCTGTTGGTGATCGTGTTCTTGTTAAGAATCAATCGACTGGTTCACAGAACGGTATTTACGTTGTTGCTTCTGGTTCATGGACTCGTGCCACGGACTTTGATAATAGTCCAGATGTTGAAGTATCTCCAGGAACATTCTTCTTCGTTGAAGAAGGTACTACACAAGCAGATAATGGTTATGTAGTTTCCAACGATACTGCAATTACTATTGGTACTACAGCGATTACATTTAGTCAGTTCTCTGGTGCTGGACAAATTACTGCTGGTGCTGGTTTAACTAAGTCTGGTAATACATTAGACGTAGTTGGTACTGCAGATCGTATTACTGTTAATACTGATTCTGTTGATATTGCTTCAACTTATGTTGGTCAATCAACTATCACTACTCTTGGTACTATCGGTACTGGTGTTTGGCAAGGCACTCTTGTTGCTGGTCAATATGGTGGTACTGGTGTAAACAACAGTGGTAAGACAATAACTCTAGGTGGTAACTTAACCACTTCTGGTGCTCATGCTACTACATTTACTACCACTGGTACTACTGGTGTAACTCTCCCAACTACTGGTACTCTTGCTACACTAGCTGGAACAGAAACATTTACCAATAAGACTTTAACTACACCAGATATTAATGGTGGCACTGCTGATTCTTTAACTAGCCTTTCAGTTCGTGATACTTCTGCAGCCTATGATGTAACAATCGCTGCAACTTCTTCTACTACTCTTACTGCTGGTAGAACATTAACTCTTGATATGGTTAATGCAGCAAGAACTATTAAACTTGCTGGTAATTTAGATATTGCAGGTACTGTTACTCATGCTGGAGCATTTACTCAAACATTTACTGCTACTGCAAATACATCAGTAACTCTCCCAACTACTGGTACTCTTGCTACTTTAGCTGGTTCTGAGTCATTAAGCAATAAAACAATTACAGGTTCTTCTTTTGCGGGTTCTGTTGCAGCAACTACTCTTTCTGCTTCTGGCGCAGTAACACTCACTTCTGCCACTGATGCTTCTGCTCTTGGTACTGCTGCTGTTGTTCTTTCTGGTGGTTTGTCTGTTGCTAAAGCAATGTTTATCGGCACTAACATTACTGGTGCTGGTGCAGCAACTTCTACTCTGGACGGATTCCAGATCGATGGCGGTACGTACTAAATAATTTTGTGAGGGGAGTTCTTACTCCCCTGTTTCCTTTTTTAAGGTTAGAGAATGGCAAACAAGGTTCTTCTTAAAAAGTCCTCTGTTGGAGCGAGAGTTCCAGTCGTTGGGGATTTAGATTACGGTGAATTAGCATTAAACTATGCTGATGGAAAACTGTATTACAAAACATCAAGTAACACCATTAAAAGTTTTACAGAAGATACTTCTGTTGTTACCCTTACTGGCACTCAAACTCTCACAAACAAAACTCTAACATCACCTGTTCTTGGTGGTATTACAACTTCTGCCTCTGGTAATATAGTAGTTAAACCAGCTACTAATATATTAGAAATTCAAGGTGATGGAACTTCAGTTGTTGGTCAGCTTCAATTAAATTGCCATGTCAATTCTCATGGGCAAAAGATTGCTTCACAACCACACTCTGCATCAGCTACAAATAAATTAACACTTCCTGGTGGTACTACAATTGGTAATGCTGATGCAGTTCTGGTTTCAGATACTGGTACTCAGACTCTAACTAATAAAACAATAGCTGCAGGTTCAAATACCGTTAGTGGATTAACTAACAGTAACCTTTCTGGTACTGCTGGTATCACTAATGCAAACTTAGCCAACAGTTCTATTACAATCAATGGTAGTGCAGTAAGTTTAGGTGGAACTGTTACTGTTACAGCTACTGCTACTAATGCACTAACAATTGGTACAGGTCTTTCTGGAACATCGTTTAATGGTTCTTCAGCTGTAACAATTGCGATTGATTCTACAGTTGCCACTTTAACTGGCACTCAAACTCTAACCAACAAAACTTTTACATCACCAACTATTAATGGTGGTGCATTGTCTGGCACTTTTACAGGTGCTCCAACTCTTTCCGATACAACAGCTTCTACATCTAGTACTACTGGTTCATTAAAACTTGGTGGTGGATTAGGTGTAGTTGGTAACATTTATGTAGGTTCAGGAAGTAAAGTTGGTTTCGTAAACGCAAGTAATGTTAGCACAGTTTATCAAGTATATAACGCTGCAACAAATAGTTTAGATACGGTATTTGGATAATGCCAACAATTAGTAAATTATTTTCTACAGGCATACTTCAAACAAGTGTCGTGCTTGATGAAGTTACTTATGGATCTATTAAAGTAAGTCCTACAGGAGTGTATGCTGCAGAATTTGATGAATTTACTGGAGCACCTGTTGTTGATTCTAGTTTACAACTTTGGTTAGATGCAGGACAAACTTCTAGTTATTCAGGAACTGGTACAACATGGACTGATTTAAGTGGTAATAGTCGCACTGGAACACTAACGAGTGGTCCAACTTATAGCAGTGCAAATGGTGGGTCTATTGTTTTTGATGGAACTAATGATTATGTTCAATGTACAGGATCTCTTACAGTAACAGAAGCAACATTTGTAACTTGGATAAGACGAAACGGAACTCAAGGACAATATGATGGTATTTTCTTTTCCAGAGGAACAAGTGTTACTGGAATAAATTTTCAATCATCTAATCAACTTGGATATCATTGGAACGGCACTACTAATACTTATTTGTGGAATAGTGGATTAACAATACCAGATTTAACATGGTGTATGGTTGCTGTTTCTGTTACAAGCACATCAGCAACAGCATATTTATGTCAATCCAGTGGAATTACCTCTGCCACTAATACAGTTAGTCATAGTAGTAGTATTCTAGATGATATTAAACTTGCTCAAGATGAAGCTATCGGCAATAGATATTTTAATGGAAACATAGCCACAGCAATGATTTATAATCGTGCGCTAACAGCAGCTGAGATTACACAAAACTATAACGCATTATGTGGAAGATTTAATACGACACCAATAACTTCAACACAAATGCCAGTTGTTAAAAGAGAAACCAGCACGGGAACTATTTTAGTCAATAGTTATTTTGATGAGTATACTATATCTTCCCCTGATGGACTTACAGCTGCTACTGCAAGTACTTCTGCATATGCTATTAAACAAGCATATCCTGCTGCAACAGATGGTCGATATTGGATACAAAACGCAAACATAAATGGCGGTACAGCAGTTCAAGTTTATTGTGATATGACCACACTTGGTGGTGGTTGGACTTTAATTATGCAGAACAATGCTAATGATTGGACTTTTAATAATGCTCTGTTAAGAAATCAAACTTCTGCACCAAGCACATTAGTATCAAATGGAACTACGTCAATGAGTTCTGCAAACAATTACAGTATTATTGGTTGGGCAGATTATATTAAGAAATCTGAAAGCGGTTTTGATTATATGCTTGATGCATGGTATCGTGGTCGAAATGGTGGTGCATGGACAGCCAATCAAGCATATAGTTTTGTTGGTCAAGTTAATAATACTGCCTATAATGCAAATCCTTCCACATATTTTGGAACAAATGAGGTTTCGGGCAGTGATGGTTTTAGACAAGACATAACCGCAATCTCACTTTTTAATACTGGTGCAAGTGGTTCTGGTACTTGGACTTATAACAATAGTGGTTTGGAGAAACGAATGCCATGGTATGCAAATAATGCAGCCAATCCAGGAAATCCTTTTGTTGGTGCTGCAATTTTTACTACAACAAATGATGATGGTGGTTCTTGGTGGGGTACATTGATGACAACAGCCAATTCTGGTTGGACACCTGCACCTTGGCAAGCAGATACAGGCAATGGAAATCCATATGTTATATGGTATTGGGTCAGATAAAAATTACAAATAAATAGAACACTATGGCTAAACTACTATCTGGTACAAGAATATACGGATCGGCAACGATAGATACAACCCTATCGTTGGGGACATCTGCAATCTTTACTGGATCAACTTCAGGGACAACTACATTATTAGCCACTGCTACTGCAGGAACAACTACTCTAACATTACCAGCTGCAACAGATACCCTAGTTGGTCGTGCCACTACTGATACACTAACAAACAAAACTCTCACTAGTCCGACTCTGACAACTCCAGCATTGGGTGTTGCAACAGCAACTAGCATTAATAAAGTAGCGTTTACTGCTCCAGCAACTGGCTCTACATTAACTATTGCTGACGGCAAAACATTAACAGCAAGTAACTCGCTGACATTCACTGGCACTGATGCTACTTCTTTTGCATTTCCAGGAACTAGCGGTACTGTTGTTACATTAGCTGCTACTCAGACATTAACGAATAAAACATTAACTACACCAATTATTTCCAGTATTTCTAATACTGGAACATTAACTCTTCCTACTTCTACAGACACATTAGTTGGTAGAGCAACAACAGATACACTAACAAACAAGACTTTAACTCTACCAACTATTGGTGGAACAGGTGCTACATTCAATGGTTCTACTTCTGGTACAACTACTGTTGTTGCTACTGCTACTGCAGGAACAACTACTTTAACTTTACCAGCTGCAACTGATACTTTAGTTGGTAAAGCAACAACAGATACCCTAACAAATAAAACTCTTTCATCTGCAGTTTTAACTGGTACTCTTACAGCTGGTGGTGGAGTTGGCACAAATGGACAAGTTCTTCAATCAACTGCGACTGGTGTTCAGTGGGCAACAGTTTCTGGTGCTGGTGGTTCTGGAACCGTAACTTCTATTATAGCTGGTACTGGTTTAAGTGGTGGAACGATTACCACTAGCGGAACTATTGCAATTGATTCTACTGTTGCAACATTAACTGGCACTCAAACTCTCACCAATAAATCTTTAACTAGCCCAATAATCACTGGTACTCTTACAGCTGGTGGTGGGGTTGGCACAAATGGACAGGTTTTGGCTTCTACATCAACTGGTATTCAATGGGTAGACCAAACTGGTGGTGGAGGTGTTTCTGGATATAATAGTTCATCATTAACGGCATTCCCATCTGGAGATTTACAGGGGGATGAGGCTTATGTTGGACATAGTGGTTCTAACATTGACGCTTTTGGAGTATCAATTTTAGCAATATTTACTTGTATGGATCCAGTGGGATCACTACAAACAACTGATCTTGGTGTATTAACATAAAGATAAATAGATTCGAGGAAAAATTAAATGCCAACACAAGTACAATTTAGAAGAGGAACGACTGCCCAAAATAATTCATTTACTGGTGCAGCTGGAGAACTCTCAGTCGATTCAACACTTACTACGCTAAGAGTCCATGACGGATCTACGGCAGGTGGAGTTGCACTTGTTAATTTAAGTTCTGCTCAGACTCTAACAAACAAAACTCTAACCAGTCCATCAATTGGAACTTCTTTAACTACAGCAAGTAGTTCTTTTGATTTACTCAATACAACTGCTACCACATTAAATATTGGTGGTGCAGCAACTACTCTTTCCATTGGTGCAGCGACTGGTACAGCTACTATTAATAACGCTAACGTAGTTATTACTGGTAACTTAACTGTAAACGGAACAACTACTACTGTTAATTCAACGACTTTAACAGTTGATGATAAAAACATTGAATTGGGTTCTGTGGCATCTCCAACTGATGTTACTGCAGATGGCGGTGGTATTACTCTTAAAGGTGCTACCGATAAAACTCTTAACTGGGTTAGTTCTACAGCTGCATGGACTTCATCAGAAGATTTTAACCTAGTTACTGGTAAAGTTTATGAGATTAATGGAACATCAGTTTTATCTGCCACGACTCTTGGTTCTGCAGTTGTAACTTCTAGTCTTACTAGTGTTGGAACTATTGGTACTGGTACTTGGCAAGGAACTGCAGTTGCTGGTCAATACGGTGGTACTGGAGTAAATAACTCAGGTAAAACTATCACTATCGGTGGTAATTTTACACACACTGGTGCGCATACGCTTGGTCTTACAACCACTGCTAATACATCTGTCACATTACCAACAACTGGTACTCTTGCTACATTAGCAGGTTCCGAAACATTCACCAACAAGACTTTAACTTCTCCAGTTATTAGTAGTATTAGCAATACTGGTACATTAACTCTACCAACTTCTACTGATACTCTAGTTGGTCGTGCCACTACTGATACATTAACAAATAAAACTCTTACCTTCCCAGTTATTGACAACATTAAACTGGGTTATACTACGACTGCAACAGCAGCTGGTACTACAACACTAACTGCTACTAGTAATCGTTATCAAAGATTTACTGGATCCACAACACAAACGATTGTTCTTCCAGTTACTAGCACTTTAGCCACAGGTGTTTCATATGAAATTGAAAATGCATCAACAGGCAATTTAACTGTAAATTCTTCTGGTGGAAATTTAGTCGTAACTATAATTCCTGGTGTCAGTGTTCAATGTATGTGTATCGGTACTACACTAACAACAGCAGCAGATTGGGATCCAGAATATAACGAATTTGCTGCCATTACTGGTACTGGTGCAGTTGTTCTTGGAACTGCTCCAACTATTAGTGCTTTAACTTTAACTGGCACATTGACTGCTGGTGGTGGTGTCGGTACTAATGGTCAACTTTTAGCATCTACTGGATCTGGTGTCCAGTGGACTACACCATCATTCGCAAGTACTGGTAAAGCCATTGCTATGGCAATGGTATTCGGAGGATAATATGGCAGCAGTATCCACAAGAGAAGGTTTAAAACAATATGCTCTACGAGATCTTGGTGCACCTGTACTTGAGATTAACGTAGATGACGACCAATTAGAAGATCGTCTTGATGAAGCATTAGATTACTGGAGACTATACCACTACGAAGGTATTGAACAGATTTATCTTAAACAACAAATTCGTGCTTCTGAGATTACATTGTCTACATCAGTTGCAGCAACATTTGTTCTTGCTGAAATAATTACTGGAGCAACTTCTGGAGCAACTGCTGAAGTTTGTCGAGAATCCAGCAGAGTTTCCACTGGAACTCTATTACTAGTTAGAAATGTAACTGGCACATTTACTGCTGGTGAAGCCATTACTGGTTCTGCAGGTCATAATGCAACACTGTCTTCTATCACACTACGTGAATACGATAATCGTTATGTTGAAATTCCAGACTATGTTTGGGGTGTCACAAAGATTCTATCGATTGGTCAAGCATCTTCTTCAAAGAACATTTTCGACTTGCAGTATCAATTAAGATTAAACGACTTGTATGATTTAACATCTACATCTTTAATCTACTACAAAACAGTTATGTCGCATTTGGCTTTATTAGATTTAGAGTTGAATGGTCATCAAGGATTTAGATTTAATCGTTTGAATAATCGTTTATATCTAGACGCTAACTGGGCTACAGATTTTATTCTGGGTGATTATATTATCGTCCAGTCATATCGTGCAATGGATCCAACAACATGGTCTAAAGTTTATAACGAACCATGGTTAAAACATTATACTACCGCATTGTTTAAAAGACAATGGGCAACTAACTTAAAGAAATTTTCTGGCATTCAACTTCCAGGTGGTGTCACATTAGATGGTGATAAACTATACTCAGAAGCCATGGAAGAAATCGATAAACTAGAACAAGATTTAATGACCAAGTCTGCTCCGCTAGACTTCTTCATGGGATAATTAATGCCAACTAATGTTTATTTTACACAAGGCACTAAAAACGAACAGTTCCTTGTAGAAGACCTTATTATAGAATCTCTTAAGATCTATGGTCAGGACTTCTTTTACATTCCAAGAACATTAGTTTCCAAAGACGAAATTCTAGGTGAAGATCGTCTAAGCAAATTCACATCTTCATTTCCTATTGAAATGTACTTTGAGAATGTAGACTCTTTTGATGGTCAAGGTGCGTTTATTCAGAAGTTTGGTTTAATGATGGAACAGTCTGCAACTCTTGTGGTTGCACGCAGACGCTGGGAACAAATGGTTGGTCGATTCGGTGCTACCATTATTCCTACTCGCCCATGTGAAGGTGACTTAATTTACTTTCCATTAACTAAAGGTATGTTTGAAATTAAGTTTGTCAAACATCAAGATCCATTCTATC